ATGTAACAATTAAATATAGTATATTTATAGTAATTGTCAATGGTATGTCCAAATTATTTGTTGAAATTTGAACCGGGTGAATTTGGATGTTTCATAATGAAACACCACCATAATGTTTCATTATGAAACACCATCATAATGTTTCATTATGAAACACCATATATAAATGGCAACCACCATTGGTGATTGCCATCATTGAAATTAATTGAAATCACTATCAATTTCGTTTAATTTAGCATTTATTATGGATTGTTTATATCGTTTAATCCATTCGGGTTTAACAACATCAATAATATATCGTTTCCATTTATTTGTGTTTGGAACATCACATATATACGCAAATGTGTCAATAATATATTGTATATCATCATAGGCCATATATTTGTATATTTCATTTGGTTCCACATCATTACACCAATAGTAATCATTAATTGTATCAATTATTTCTTGTAAATTGTATTTATTATTATGTTTCATATGTATTTCTCCATATTGTATTGTTGTATGGTTATATAATAGTAATATAATTTGAATTTGTCAATGGTATTTACGAAATATTTGTTGAAATTAGAACCGGGCGAATTTAAATGTTTCATTATGAAACACCACCACAATGTTTCAATATGAAACACCACCATAATGTTTCAATATGAAACACTACCATAATGTTTCAATATGAAACACTAAATGTCTTCATTAGAACTGAAATTAAGTTCTGTTTGAAACACTTTATTTGACAACACCGTCACAAACATAAATAATTTGCTATAATTGGATATACATAAATGTGATGGTGATGATAACCTTTCCACCAAACAAATTTGAATTTACCTATTTGTTGTCTCCTATTGGAGGGTGGAATTGGTTACCACCCTCCATTTATTATTTAAAGAAACATTAATCCATAAAGGAGACAAATAAATGCTTGATAAATTCTTAACAATAGATGTTGAATGTGATGGTGCTGCTGCATCAGTAAATAAACGCTTATTTCCAGAAACACCACATTGGGACCCTAATTCTCGTATTTGGTGTATTTCATTTACTGAACAAGTTAGTAATACTTCTCTTTATAAGACACACACTCTAGTGTGTAAATTATCTAATAAATCCCGTTATATTGGTACACTTGATGGTAGAGAAATATTTGGTGCTAAACACGAAATTGCTTCTAAAGTACCTGCAAGATTGACTATGAATAACCAGTTCAATACTATTCCAACAGTTAACATTACTGAGTATACCAATTATAATCAATTCTTAGACGCTATAATGTGTAAATTCCTTGAATATCAAGGTACTAGAATTTATAGTAAAGGTTATGGTCCTTATAACTTTGATAAGTATGTACTAGATAAAGAAATTTCCAATAATGTTTCTGGTAAAGTAGAATTACCAATATTGACCTTCAATCCAACTGACTGGATTAATACAGCTCCACAAGTAAAGAGAGGTCAATATATTCCTAATCAAGAATATATGATTAATGGAATTAGACACAATATTGAAGATTCTGAACAATTATATTACTGTGTATTGAATGGTATGGGAGTTTAATATGAACAATAACAATAACAATAATAGTACTGAATTTAAATGGGATGAACTCTTGGCATTAGAATTGGAATACATTTATATCATTCATCATTGGATAAAGTATGCTAAAGAGAATAGAATTTGTACCAACACAATCAATAGTAAACACGATTTAGAATGTTTGGTTGAGGATTTCTTTATTGAACCTAAATTTGCTTTCCATAAAGCACAAGCTGTATATACTTCATTAACTACTGTATTAAAGCAACCACTTATAAATTGGAATATAGTTGATGAAGAATGGTTTACTCAATTAGATACATATTACAAGAAATTATTGATTAATTCAAAGTTACAACAATTAGAAGGAGATTTCACAAATGGCTAATATTTCACAAAGTTTAATTGAAAGACTATCACATTTGGAGATTAGTCTTATGAAGTTAGATAGATTAAATGGTTTATACAAGGAATATGGTGAAGCTTGTGTAAATGAATTAATTAATTCTGATAGACCATTATTTAACTTCTCAATCGGTGATATATCTTGTTGGGAACAATTTGAAATCCATTTATCAGCTGTTTATACAATGATTGGAATAACTGATGATGGTGATGTTAAGAAATATCTTATTAATAGATGTAATAATATGAGTAAATTGTATAAGAAATTATATGCTGAATTTAGCTCATATAAAGACCTCTGTTATAAATACTTTAACATTAGAACTAGAAAGGATGAACTTTCAACCGATTTCCAGGAGGAATAAATTATGAACGATTATGTCTTTATTGTAAACAAAGAATATGAGAAGGAATTATCAAAGCGTGGTGAAATAGAAAGAAAGAAGAAAGAACTAGATAAGGAATTTGAACCGTATTATGTTCCATCAACACAAGCTTGTTTACCAGATGAATATAAGACTTTATCAAATAATCCTTATATTAAATATGGTAGCAAACATCACTTTAATGAAGAAGATGTAGCTTACGATAAAGAATAATGGGGGTACCCCCCATTTCTTTATAAATAAAGATAGAGGTATGAGAAATGGATAAATTACAAACGGTACAAGATAAATTGGCTGATTTAAACGATGAATTTACTACTGAAAGGATTACTCATGAAGAATTTAAGAGATTAACCCGTGAATGGTTTGAACTAATACGAACTATTCATTGTCCATATAAAGAAGCACCAATTACTTTGCTTGATTATATTCGTGTTAGATATGGTAAATTATAAATTTGCATTGATACCTCCTGTTGCTGACCCAGACTCCACCAAGTCTGGGTCTTTCTAGTTATTAGATATAAATTATGAGGTAATTATGAAGAAACAGATAGAAACTAAGTCTGAACCAAAGACTGATGTTAAGAATGATATGACGGAAATTAAAGTAACTCTTGCTATTATGCAGAAAGAAATTGCTGAACTTGAGAAGAAACTTAATATTAAATCAAGCAGCAATATGACCGATGATGATAGAAGAGAAATATTTGAAATGAGAAAGAATAATAGAGGTTAATTAAATGAAATCCATAGTGCTTGGTCAAGATAAATTTGAATTTCTTGGTGGAACAACAACATTGCTAGTTGATATGGCTTCTGCTTTATTAAGACAAGGTTACACAGTATATTATTGGTCAACTGATGATGGTAGAAATTCAATGACCGAAGAATGGTTTAAGAAGAATAATGTTCAAATGTATCTTGGTCAAGCAGTAGATATGGCTATTACTTGCCAACAAACAGCTACTATGTTCTTTCTAAACAAATGTAAAGTTCTTCAACTATTGAATAGTAAATTTACAACATTAGAATATCCTGTACCAAATTGTAAAGCTTATATTGCTGTATCTAAAGAAATACAAGACTTTGTTAAAGAGAAATTTAATATGACTGTTCCAGTAATGTTAAATGGTATTGATTTAGAAAGATATAAACCAAATAATGATGAACCACATAAAGTTCCAAGAGTCTTATCCATTTGTCAAGGTGATGATTCTTTACTTGAACAAGCTTGTAAAGAATTAAATTATGAATTTAAATCTGTTCCTAAAGAAGTAAATAATAGAATATGGAATGTTGAAGATTTAATTAAAGATTCTGATATAGTTGTTGGAATTGGAAGATCTGCTATGGTTGGTATGGCTTGTGGTAAATCAGTAATATCTTGGGATAATAGAAACTTAAATCCAAATACTGGTTGTGGTTATATTATACCAAGAGATTTCTTCTCTTATGCTTATACAAATTTCACCGGAAGAGGTTATCCACAAATTGATACAGTTGATAAATTAAAGAATGAATTATTGAAATATAATCCTAATGATGGAGCTATATTGAGATTAATAACTCAACAACATTTAAATGCTGATATAAATTCAAGGATTTGTGTTAAACTATTGGAGGAATAACAATGACAATTAATGAATGGCTTGAACAGAACTATACACACGTTACATTAACACCTGAAATTGGAGTTAATGGTAATGTTCTACGTGTTAAAGAATGGAATGTGGACTTGACTGTTGGATTAATTTCTACAGATAATATAGAAGATTATGCTCGCTTAGTATTTAAATATTTACCACCTGGAACTATAATTGAACCAATTAATGAAGAATGGTATAAGACTAAGATTGTTGAAGTTCGTAATCATTTAACAAAGAAATTACTAACGGACCCTCGTTGTAAACTCTTCCTAGAAATTCTAGAGCGCAGAGATAAAGATAGATGGCAGAAAGAACAGAAACAAACATCTGTTAAAGCTACTGGTCAAGGTATTAATTTGGAGTTTAGTATAGTTTAGTATAGTATAATATGAATACAAGTTTATGGGAAGATAATAAACCATCCTTAACACAATGGCAAGGTGATTTCGTCTTAAAGAGATTTGATGATGATTTAGCTATTGCTTGTTGTGGTGTAGGTAGTGGTAAATCAGCATCTTTAGCTATCTGGATTGTCTTACAATGCTGTAAGAAACCAGGTATTAGAGGTATTATTATTGGGCAAACATATACTGCTCTTGATAAGGTATTAATTCAAGAAATTAGATGTTTCTGTGAATGGGCTAAAGTACCTTATGATTATAATGCTAATAGAAGAGAAGTTAAATTCCCAAATGGTAGTATATTATTTGGTTATACTTCTGTTAATCCAAATGCTATCTTGGGTTTGTCAGAAATATCACTATTAGCTATTGATGAAGCTGCTTATTGTTCTGAATTAATTTATAACTTCGCAAGAGACCGTATGAGAGGTGGTAAATATCCGACTATGGTTAGATTGATATCTTCACCAAATTCATTATCAAGAGTACAGAATTGGTTTGGTGAACTTGTCAAGAAATATCCTGATAAAGTTATTAATGGTTCCGCACTAGATAATAAATTCGTTGGTGATAGCTTTAAACAAGAACTTAAAGAAAGATATATTGAAGGTACTAATCTTTATAGACAACAAGTATTAGGTGAAATTGTTGATTGTGATGTAGCTTCACAAATTGTCTTTAGAAATCAATTTAGTGCGACAAGACAAGGTAATAGTAATGAATATTATCTAGGTTATGATGCGGCTGGTCTTGGTGCTGATAAAGATGTTATTATGGTAATTGACAAATATGGTATAGTTGAATATAAAGAACTATTAGAAGCTGATACATTTACTAAAGCTGCTATTATTAATGATTACTATAACAAATATCAAATTAAAGCCGCTTGTGCTGATGCTACAGGTGGTTATTCACTAGGTGTATTAGATACTCTCAAAGCCAAGAATATTGATATTATTGGTATTAACTTCGCACAGAAATCTTATTCTGATAAATATCCTAATGCTAGAACTGAAATGTATTTAGATTTAGCAACAGAAATTAAGAACGGCTTCTATGTTGAAGATAGTAATATTAGAGAAGAAATTCTAGCTCAACAAGTTACCATTAATACTAAAGGTTTACAAGCACTTGTTCCTAAGGAGTTAATTAAGAAGAATATTGGTCATTCTCCTGACCATTCAGATGCTTTAGCTTTAGCTGTTTATGCTATGAAACATAATAAATCTGATGTTTATGATAATAAACACGCTGGAGAAATAGCTTCTAAATATTTGGCTTATTTGAATTTATGATAAAGTGTAAGAATTGTAAAGCTTATTGTTGTAGAAAGATTGGTTTACTTGACCCATCTTTAGATAGAGGTGATTGTGTCTGTAAACATCTAACTAAAGACAATAAATGCGATATATATGAGAACCGTCCACTAATCTGTAACACGGATAAAGTATACGATATATTCTTTAAAGATATAATGACTAGAGAAGAATATGATTGTATAAATGCTGAAAGCTGTATAAAGTTGAGAAAGGAATATGAAGAAAGTAACAAAGAAGAAATCAAAGAAACCAAGTGACCCTAAAGTAACCTTTAGACGTTCTAAAGAATGGCAAACCTTTAGAACAAATATTAAGAAGAAACAGAAGAAAGACCCTGTAACTGGTTCTCCATTAACAAAGCGGCTTCAATCTTCATCATCTAGATGAAGACCCAAAGCATTATTCAGATATTTCAGATGATAGTCACTTTGTTGGTTTAAATTCAATGTCACATTCCGTCTTACACTTTCTTTGGGGTGATGCTCAACATAGAAATAACTGGAAAGAACGCATAGAAAGACTCAAAGAACTCTGTGAATTAATGGATTCTTTAAATACCGATAACTAATTATTGTATTAAATTGGAGGTTATAGATGTTATCTATCCGTGATATAATAAAGGAAGCTTGTACAAGAATCAATCTTGTGCCCCGTAGACAGGCCATACCAGGTGATATATTAGAGAATGCCTTTAGATTGCTTAAAGGTGTAGTTGATAAGTATAATAAAGATAATTTACTATCTTGGACACAGAACTCATTACTATTGGATAATAAATCATTAATCCATATCTTTGATGAATACGATACCTTGAAAGGTGATTACAATTATTACTATGATACAGTTGAACAACTTGGTACACCAGATGCAGAAATGTATCAGAATAATGCTTTAGCATTGGTTAAATCTTCACCTAATGTAATCTATAAAGTCATTAAACCAATTGAAGAACAAGAAGTTTATGTTTGGCAACCAACAGAATTGGATGACTCTCAAAGAGTACAAGAAATGCTCCGTTATCAAGAAATGTATCATTATCAAGTTAGAGACTTAGATAAGATTAATTCTATTTACTTGATATCACCAGCTAATGTAGAATATAAAGAAATGTTTAAATTGGATTATGTTAATCATACTGATTATGGTAGATATAGTCCATATTCTAAAGCATTTACTTATACACAGAAATCTGAAGGTGAATGGTTAATTGAAATTAAACCTCAAGTATCTAGAAATAATGGTAGATTGAAGATTAATTATAATGAAGGTATTAAATTTGATTTAGATACTGATTTATATGTACCAGATAATTATATTGAACTTCTTATTGTAGCATTAGCTCATAAGTTGGCTTTAATGTACCCAAGATTAGATGATGCTCAAATGTCTAGATTACAAACAGAAGTATCTGTTCTTGTTGATAACGTAAAGACTCCGAAAGCATCTGATAGAGTATTACTTCGTGAAGATTATTGGGATAGTCCACGAAGAATGACACAAGCTGAATTAATGTCTGGTGATTGGCTATTCAGATAAGAGGTTATAAATGGCTTCAACAGTTAAATTAATTACAAATATTGCTGGTGGAATTACGAAGAGTAATATCTCTAAGGTAGGCCTTGGAGAGTCTGTTAATATGTATCCTGAAGTTCAATCACAGGGAGACACATCTTGTACTATATTGAATAGAACCATACAAGGTGAAGTATTAGCAGCCACCATTAATGGTAGATGTAGAGGAATGTATAGAGTTTCTAGAGGTTATGATAATAAACCGGTTCTCTATGCAGTCTACAACCATTCTTTATATCTTATCAATAAGAATAATGAAGTAAACTTCATTGGTAATATTCCTTCTTATGGTACAGAATGTCACATGACTGAAACCGGTGGATATGGTTCAGCTCACCCACACTTGATTATTGTAGATGGAACATCTGTATATGCTGTTAATACTGGTCTATCTATTGGTGACCAGCAAATGGATTTCAAGACAATTAAATTACCAGTTAGAGTAAATACAGATAACACTCCAATTAAACCAACTCATTGTGCTTATTTGTATGGATATTTGATTGTTAATGATGCTGGTACAGATGCTTTCTATACATCTTATCAATATCCATTTGAAATACAGGATAGTGAACCACCTTCATTCTATGAAGAAAGAAGTTTATTTAACACTTGGTGGTTATCATTAGATGAAGATACAAAGTTAAGATATAAAGCCGGTGAAATAACTGACCAATACTATGAACAGTATAAAGAATTTATTGATGGTACAGCTGATGATACACCAGAAGTAAATGACTTGTTTAGAGTTGATACTGTTCAATTTGGTAAATATGGCTTTATAACATATTCTGAATGGTGTCCAGATAATACAACAGCTCTTTGTTCAAATGGTTCTAAATTATATACCTTTGGAGAAAGAAGTTGGCAAGTATTCTCTTATAATGATGATATTAATAATCCATTCAGTTCACCAGATAATGCAGCTGGTAATGTTGGTATTAAATCACCTAATTCATTATCAATGCTTGGAAATACTGTATTATGGCACGGCTCTTCCGATGTTGGTGAAGATGGTATCTTTATGATATCTGATACTAATATAAAGAGAGTTTCTACCCAAGATATTGAAAGAGAAATTTCTCAACTAGAAGATAATGAAACTGGTTATTCTTCTATTTGGCAAGAACACCAACATACATTCTATTCATTAACCTTTGAGAAAGCAAAGAAGACTTATGTTTATGATATAAATGAGAATGCTTGGCATTATAGAGCATCTTATGATACTTCCAATAATTTGACTTATTGGAGATATAATCACGCTACATTTGCTTATAATAAAGTATATGTTGGTACAGATAATGCTCTCTGTTATATGGATGAGAACAGATTCAATGAACACGATGGTAGAGTAATATTGAAACTTCGTAGAGGTGGTGTATTAACTACTAATGACCAACCATTCTTTATTGATAGTGCTGAACTAATTTGTAACCAAGGACAGCATAGCTTCCACGATAGAGAAAGAGTTATTCACGACCATTATTATCCTGACTATAATCCAAGAGTTTCTATTAGATATTCTTGGGATGGTTCTACTTGGTCTGACTATGAAGATTACTATCTTGGTAAGATTGGTAATTATGATTATTCAACAACTATCTGGCATTGTGGTATGGGTTCTTATTTCACACTAGAAATATCTACAACAGAAGCAATTCCTTTCGCCATAGAGAATCTGAAAGTATCATTCTCACCTTGTTCAAACTTCGGTTAATGAGGCATAAATATGACAGATATTAAATTAATTCGTTATGACTCGTCTAACCAGAACATAGAAGCTCTTAAAGGTTCTTGGGGACAGAGAGGAGAGAAATATGGTGCTTTCACAGTTATCAAGAATTTATTATTCGTTAATTTATATAATGGAGCTATCTTTAATGATTATCAATTACCATCCGTTTATGATGGCTTTGTACAGCTATCTAATGGCAATATAATTAATATTAAAGATAGTAAACTAACTTGTAAATTAGCAAATGATGTAAATGGGTTTGGAGTTCTAGTATTGAAAGCCTGGAACTAATGTCTAATTATTATTCAAATGAATATGGAGGTTTAAATATATGGCCGCACCAGTAGTAGCAGCAGGAATTGCAGCAGGAGCAACTTTGCTTGGACAAGGTCTTTCAAGCTATTTCTCTAATAAAGCTAATGAAGCCGAACTTGAAGCAAAGAAAGAAGCTGCCGATAAATTATATCAACAAGGACAACTAACACAGAATGAATATAGAACTGTATTAGGAACAATTGACCAGTACTATGCTCGTAGAGGTAGTATGGGTTCAAAGTCAGATGTTAATGCTTATGCTAATGCTATAAGAAATTATAATCCCGAAGATTATGTTGAAACTGAGTCATTAACACCATTTGATTGGGAAACAAATCATTCTAAAGAAGATTACTTAAATCCATATTATAGTAGAATTATAGGTGACACCGCTAATTCAATCCAACACTCTGCAGCTGGTGCAGGTCTGGGTAGAGGTAGTGGTGCTGCTCTTAATATTGCTAAAGGTGTAAGTGAGAAGTCTGACGAATTATATCGTACAGCTTTAGCCGATTATAAAGATGATAGAAACTTTGCTTACCGACAGTATCAAGATAGAATTGCTAATAATCAAGCTAGATTGAATGCTTTGAATACTGGTACACAGTATAAGATTGGTCAGCAAGGTAATCTAGCTAATGATTATATGAATTATCAAGATGCTTGGCAGAGTGATAAGATGAAAGCTCAACAAGATAGATTAAATGCTAAACAAGCTTACGATATAGCTATCACAGGACTTTATTAAGAGGTATAATATATGGCAGGAATTTATAATAGAGATTCAATAAATTATGGTTCATTAATTGCTAATGCGATAGCAAACCGTAAAGCTGACCTTGAAAGAAAGTATGAACAAAGGAAAGCTAATTCAGATGCTTGGGGTAAGACCATTGGTCAAATGGGTCAAATAATTGGGCGTGGTATTACTGACTATGCTGATGAACAAGATAGACAAGCCCAACTTGATATGTTGAATAAACGCTATGAAGATAGTGTTAAATATCAGAAAGAAAGAGACTCTAAATTGTATGAATTATTGGCAATGAAGAATAAGATGTTGCAAGACCAGAAAGCTCAGGAACCAGTTGTTCCTAAAGTTGAACCTGAAGTTGTTGCTTCACAATTAAAGTTTAGTGAAGAACCCACAGCTAGCACTTATGGTTATCAATTTAATCAACAGCCAGTAGTTCCACTTGTACACGAATTACCAACTCATAAACCACAAGTAAATACACCAATACTTCCACCATTGGGAACTTATGATGATACACCATATAGACGTCCAGTGAAACCAACAGATTTCAATGAATATTTGGACTTGATTAGTTATAGAGGTATATAATGACTTTAGATGAAATTAATGAACAAATAGCTCAGATAATGCAAGAGAAAGCAGAAGAACAAGCTCTTGCTCATTATGTTGCACCTAGAGCAAGTTCTAGATTTGATTATATAATGAATGGTGACAGAAGTGGTCTAGATAAGTTTGACGCTAGTGAACAAGCTTATGCTAATATGCTTGCTAAACAGAGAATGGCAAATGATGAAGCAAATAGACAAAGAATATTTAATGAATTGTCTAAAGAAGCCGATAGACTTAATGCTGCTAAGATTGCTTCAAAGAATGTTAATACTCAACAAGCTGATAAAGATGCTTTAATTCAGAAAGAATATGACTTTGCCCAAATTGAACTTGATGCTGCTAAAGATAAATTAGATATAGATAATCCTGACTCTATAGCTGCATTGAAGAAAGCTGTTAAGAAAGCAAACTATTGGGGTAAACAATTACCTAAAGATTATGGCTTTGAATTAGAAATGTTACCTGATGATACTTCTCTAGTTGATTCTAAATCTGTTAGAATAAAGAAGAAAGTAGACAAAGCAAATGCTTTGTTGAGTAGAGAAGGAACAGCCTGGAAGGATGAACATTATAAGGAAGCAGATTCCTTATCCCAAGATCCGGAAATTCCAGAAGTAACTAGATTACAATTAGCTGCTAAAGTAGCTAATAAAGGTGAAGGTGCTGAAACTAAAGCAAAGAATTGGGCAGAACGAAAGAAACGATTACTTGATAATTATAATAAGATGAATCCAAACCAGAAGAGAGTATGGAAGAAGAATAATCCAAAGACTGCTAAAGCAATAGGAGTTTAATATGGATAAGAAGAAATTATTAGAGTTACTTGGTGATGCTTATGATAACGCCAGTAATGTAACTGGTGAAACATTAGGCCAACCTGAAATTGAAACACTATATAATGAACTGGATTCTTTGGATGCCACTAAAGTAAATCAATGGATGACTCGCAACAAAGATAAACTAGCTATGATACCTGAACTAGCGGGTAATGCTTCTTTCATTGATGTTACTGAGAATCCTAAAGTTGTAAGCAAAGACTATGGCTTTGAAGAAGGTCCTGACTTCTATAAGATGGAAGGACCTAAATCTTGGATGAACAAATCACCTACACAACTTAGATTAAATGCAGAGAAATATGGTCTTGAACTTGGTGATTATTTAAATAAAGTTGCTGAACTTTCTACAAAGAAAGAACAAGAAAGACAATGGAAAGATAATGCTAATGTTGCAGAATTTAAAGATGTTCCAGTTATAGGTGATGTAGAAATTCCTGGTATAACAAGAGTAACATTACCAACATCATTTAATAAAGCTTCTATGGGTAAAGAAGTTAAGATTGGAAACAAATATAAACCTTGGACTTGGGGGTCAGATGTATACTTTGATATTGGAACTGATATACTTGAAGGTGGATTAGCAGCTACACCAGCAAGGGGTAAAGCTAAATTCTTTGTTAATCCAATTGTAGCAGCATTAACGGGTAACGCCGCTCGTCAAGGCAAACAAATCTATGATGAAACACAAGATGAATTTCATCCAGGAGAATTTGCTGGATCTGGTGTTATGGGTGCTTTCTCTACACCAGCATTATTTAAAGGTGCCGCCGATATAATGAAGAGAGTGCCAGGAACTCAAGGTATTAAACAATGGACCCGAGCTTCTAAAGCATTAGAAGATATCGGTGAAGTTGACCCAAATACTGTATTATCCAATAAAGTTGATGAACTAAGTAAAGCCACACAGAAATATAGAGATGTAGGTAAATTAGAACGACAGAAAGTTGATGATGCTTTGGCACAAATAGCACAGGAAACCGGTGTTATAAACGATTATGTACCATTTAATCCTACACCAGCGGAAATCAGATTATATGGTAAAGGTCCTAAACTTTGGAGAAATGTAAAGAATCGTGAAATTCTTTCAGACCAAGAATATAAAGATGCAATGAATTTCTTAACTGAAGCTGAGAGAGGACCTAACTTTATTCCTGGTAAACCATCACAGTCTAATCTTTATCGTAGAGCAACAGAAATTAATAAGATGCCTATGGGTGATATATTAGTTAATGCTTGGTCTGAACCAACCTTGGCTAAAGTATTAAGACAAGGTGGTAGAACTGCTGGTGGTGTAGTTGGTGGTAGAACTGGTATAAGTATTTCTGATAATGATAAGAAAGAAATGGCTAACAGAATTATAAATTCTACTGAATGGGCTAAATATGTAACTGGACTTCCATCTAATTTAACAGATGAAGAAATTTACTTGGCTACAATGTATGGAGATGAGTAATGAGAAATTACGATAATTGGAACAGATATTTAGATAACAAAGGTAATCCTTTACATGGCTGTGTTCAGTTTATGGTAAAGGATGGTAATACAGTTGCTACTATTTACAATAGTGATGGTACTCCTTTATCTAATCCTATATTAACAGATATCTACGGTAGAACTCAATATCAAGTCTTTGTTGATGTTGATGTTGTTGCTTATTTCTATTCTTATATTGGTACTGGTATTTGGACTACTCAACTTGATATTGATACTTCTGACCAATCCAAATGGTATTTACAATATACGATTGAAAGTCAAGATAGTTCTAATATAAATGTTGAAGGTACATCTACTCTCTGTATTCCAAATATTGAAGCACTTAGAAATCTTGATATTAATGGTGTACCAGAAATAAATGGTGTTAAAGTTATTACTTTACTTGGTTATTATAATGTTGGTGATAAAGAACCAATTAATTACTATTGGGATGCTGAATCAACTGAACAAGATGATGATGGTGCTGTAATTCATTCCGATAATGAAATTAATGGTAGATGGATTATGGTTCAACCAACTGAACATTGCGATAGCAGACACTATGGTGTATTCCCAAGTAATTCTAATAATATGAATGACCAAAGTTATGGAATAGCCAAATTATTTAACTATTGTAATCTTAAAGGAATTAGACCATACTTTAATGCTAATGAAGATTACTATTGGTACAAATATTCTAACATTAATGTTTCAGCTGATACAATAGATGTATCTAAAGGTGTTAAATTCTATGATTTAGGTGACTCTACTATTATTGGTGAATGGAGTAATGACCCATTATTCACTCAAAGCAATACTAATGTTGTAGCTAAGAATATTAAGACAAGTTGGAATGCTAAATCATATACTGGTTATGAGAATGTAATCATTGATGAAACATCTACACAGAAGAATTTCCAAGATGCTTATATTGATGTAAGAATTAATCCTTGTTATGGTTATAACTTTAATCATTGTACATTTGCTGAGAATGGTAATCTTGGTAGTAATAATGGAATGGAATATAATACTTTCATTAACTGTAGATTAACAAGTAGAATGTTTATAGTTAGTGGAAATAATAAACCATTCTTCGGCACTGGTCAAGCACAATTATGTACCATAGACCAAGATGATTGGATAGGTGATGATGCTTTGTCTTTGTATATTCAACTTAGAATGACTAATGTACCAGATGCTAACTTTGATTATAGATGTGTAACTAGTGCTTTAAATCCTGTTGTAGCATATACAAGTAGAGTTATTATTACTGATATTATAAGATTAAATAATTTCAATTATGTTGGTAGTGCTTGTAGAATTGATACTTGTAACGCAAGCATATTGGAATTGAATAATTGTACTGGTATTTATGATTTAAGTAATTGGAATGGTAGTAATAAGACCATTGTTATAAAGAATTGCCGTGATATTAGTTTAACATCATTACCACTTAATTCTAATATAACGATTGAATCTTCAACATTAGGAATTGGAACTACTAATCCTTGTAACCTATTCATAAAGGATGTTACACTAGTTGGTGGAGATACTTATATCTTAGATAACTTTACATCTTATAATTCAATCATTAATACTACAATTTATGCTAAGAACTCTGTTGTTAAAGATTCTCAAATTAATAAAGAATTTCATCTTATTCCTCAAGATGGAGTTACAAGAACAGTCTCTTATCGTGGTTGGTTTACTCCACAGAATCTTGTAAGTGTAGAAGTAAGTAAATTTATACACGGTTACTTTGATAATAACATCTTCAATGATAAGATAGTAATTGATGCTTGGTATAATAATGGTAGTGATGGTTATACTGTTGATGAAGTACTTGTAGATAGCTTTACATTTATAAACAATGATAGTGGATTACAAGACCCTTGGGAAATTAAACCAGCTATTGGTGCTTTCGCTCATGACAGTTTACATTCTTATAGATGGGCAGGAAATAAAGGAACATTCCAATGTGTTACACAAGTAACTTGTTCTTATGTTGGAAATGAAACCAGTAATTATGGTACACCAGGTGGCTTGATTGGTAATAGTAATGGTTGTATTGGTGCTATTGCTTATTCCGAAGTATATCAAGAACAATACTTACCAGATGCTTACTTTGATAGATGTTCTAAATATTTCTGTGACAATATGAAGTTATTTACTATTGGTTCAACTGATGTTGTAACAGATTTGGAATTTACACTTCAACCTGAAGGTGGAGCACAATTCCATCTAGATGAAACTTCTTATTATGGATTAACGAACTTAGGTACAACACAAAGAGTATCTACTTTATTCCCAACTGAAGATTATAATTCTATGACAACTTCACCAACAAGAGTTGAAGATATTAGAAATCCAATGCAGTTTGTTGATGCTACTGACCCTAAGTTCCCTGCATATTGGACAGTTCCAGCTCCTTGGACACCTTATTGGCAATTAAGAAACTTTAACCTAGGAAAGATAGCAAATGATGGAAATATGTCTAATTTGAGTAGAGGTGGTTTAGTACTTACTATCCGACAGAAAGACAAGAACTAATTATTTGTTAAATTTAGAGGTCCAAATGGATAATATTATAGAACAATGTAAAGAATTTCTTACAAAGAGTGATGCTCGTTATAATGTAACCATAACAAGAGCAGTTAATGACCTTAAGAGATATTCTGGTGATTTCTGGAATAAGAAGACTATTAACAAATATAATAGAAATAAGAGAGTTAATTTGTCTTTAAATAACTGGAATCCAATGGTTAATGCCATTTCTTCTCCTATTTCAAATTCACCTTGGCATATAGAACTTGTGGATAAAGAAGGTCCACTTGAAGATATTCAGACTTTAATTGATGAATTAGAAGGTGAAACTGATACTAAATCAGCTATGATTGATGCTTTCCGTAAAGCTGTATTAACTGGTTATGGTTATATTGTTGTTACTACTGTTGAAGATGAATTAACTCTTCAACCTAAAGTAGTATTAGAAACTGCTTCACATCTTAATGCTATTGCTACCGACCCTAATTGTTCTACAGTTGATTGTTCAGATGCTGAAGAAGGTGCTGTAATCAATTATATTTCTATAAAGAAAGCTAAACGATTATATGGTGAAGATGTTGTACCTTCTCTTTATCCTGATACAACTTGCTTTATTGACTTCAATGATTTCAAACAGTGGAATTTACCTGAAGATTCTGTTGGTGTAATTTCTTATTATACTAAGAATGATAATGGTACTGTTGATTATCATAAGATTGTTGGTGATAAAGTTGTAATGTCAGCTACTTTACCAATTAAATATATTCCTATTATTAGATTGTCTGGTAATGAAATATATGAGAATGACCAAATTAATTATAATGGTATAGTACAGCAAACTTTAACTCTTGAATTGGGAGCTAATATTGCTTATTCTACTCTTATTGAAAGATGTGGTCGCTCACCTAAAGCTAATTATATGGTGAATATAGACGCTATTGATGGTCTTGAGAAGAATATGGCAGCTGTAAACCAAGATGATACAGTTGCTGTATTATGGAAAGGTGAACATCAACCTGTACCATTAACTGAATCATTTGAAACTGGTGATTTACAAGCCACAATATCTACTTGTAGAACTTTAATGGAAGATACTTTAGGTGTTCCATTAGCTGGTATAATTGACCAAAGAGAAAGAACTGCTACAGAAATTCTTCGTCAAGAAACTTCTAAAGAATCTAATACAGCTAACTATTATAATAATGCTTATAAAGCTATGAGAACTCTTGGTAGAATTATTATTGAAATGTTTACTGGTGGTCAAGATTTGAGATTTACTCTTGAGAATGGTCCTTCTGTTATTACTAGAGAAATGAAGATTAGACAAGAACTATCTGCACTAGGTACTATTATGCCTGATAATATGAAACCAATTATTGCTAAATACTTTGCTGATACCTTGAAGAATGATTTGGGTAAAGAATTATCACAGAATATTGTTGCTAACTTACCACCTGATGTAAACTTTATAACTGATATTGAAGACCCAGCAGCTGTTCACCAAATCAAACAAATTCAAGCTCAATTTGATGAAGCTATGAACCAACTTGAAATGTCTAAGAAAGAGAATGAAGAACTTCGTACACAGTTAACTATGTCTCAAATGAACATTATGAACAATAGAGAGCAAAGAGAACTTGATTGGCAGAAATTCCAGGTCAGTGAGAAAGATAAGATGTTATTGGAAGGAGCTAAACTTGATGTACAAGCAACTAAAGATGCTGATAACACATATCTTAAACAACAAGAAATTAACATTAAAGCTGCAGAATCCAATATAGAACAAGCTCAGAAAGAAACTGATGCTAAGTTTGAAGGATATAATGAAGCTTTAGATGATATGGGGCTATAAAGATGTTATTTGATATAATTACAGGTAATGGTCTTGGAAGTAATATCCTAAAGAGTGGTGATAGACAAGCCACCTTTAGGCAAACCCCTCAAGAACACGAAGAATTGTTAGATGAAAGAACTATTCCTGGTTATCAAGAAGCTATGACTCTTCAAGGACCAGCTAGATTATTTGCTATCCAACAATTACGAGCTAAAGCAGCTTTGAGAGAAGCTGAATATCCTAAGTATTGGGATGACCAATATCCTCGTAGACCAATTGACCAATCTTCTAGTTGGGTTGGTGATATCAACTATGACCCATATAGCAATGTAGCCCAAGTTCAATTAGGTAATAAAGTTTATTCTTATTCAATGTCACCAAATAGAATTGCTGAAATATTAAATTCACCTTCTATTGGACAAGAGTTTAATAAGTAACTTACTAATTATTGGTTATATTATGGTGACGGGTACCGTATTATAACTCAAATCAAACCCGGTTTAAGGAATTGACACCCTTTATGAGTATGTCTACACAAGAAGCTCTTGATTATATCAAGAAAGCTAAAGAATCATCAACCAAGGAAGAATCTAAAGTAGAAGCAACCCCATCAGTTGAAGAAACCAAAGAAACTTCTAAATCAGCTGATACCAACGCCGATACTACTGAAGATAAAGTTGATAATAAATCCAATGATAAGGCGGAAACAACTGCTAAAGAAGATAAAGGTAGTGATGAACCTAAATCTGATAAAGTAGATGTTAAGAACGATGAAACAACCGAGCCTAAATCTAAATTTCCTGAATTATCAAAGCGTGATTATGCTTTCATTCGTGAGAAGCAGAAACGCAAAGATATGAAACAGAAATATGAAGCTCGTATTAAAGAACTTGAAGAACAGCTAAGTTCTAAACAAGGTCTTAAAGCAGAACATTTCGTTAATCAAGATGGTACACCAAATTCTGAAGCGTATGTTAACTGGAAATTCAAAGAACGTGATATGCAGGATGAAATCCAAAGAATCCGTAAACAGAATGATGAAGAACAGTTACAATATGATTTGGAAAGAGATAGAATTATCACAGAACATTGCTTCCCTAATCCACAAGATTTGAAAGAATATAATGATATGATTTCAAGAAATGGTAAAGCATTTGGTGAAGCTGTAAGTGAAAGAGACCCTAATGGTGTAGTATTTGGTTATCTTGAAACATTGAATGAATACCCTATTGTATTGAAAGAATTGATGGATTTAAATAAGAATCCTCACTTGTTACAAAGAGTATTCCGTTCAACTGACCCAGATGCCTTGAAGAAGAATATTGCTATTGTTGCTGATGAAATCCTTGAGAAACATTATGCAGCATCTGTTCAACCTCAAACACAAGTTCAACCTCAATCTAATAAACCTGCTCTTCCTGTCATTGGAAAGCAAATCACAAATAATTCAAGTACAGTTGAACCAGTAGTGAAAGATAGAAACTATTGGGTAAACTATTCAAAGACACATCAAAGATATAGATAGTGTCAGGAGTAAATAAATTATGGCTAATGAATCTAACGCATTTAAGACGAACGACCTCACCGACCTCGTAAACCTTCGTGCAGCTGAAGTTGCTGGTTATTTGACCGTTGGTGCTAAACCTTATTTCGCTGACCAGCTCGTTGGTAAGCGTAATGGTCAGGAATATTCCTTCGTTATCAAAGATAATGGTAAGTATGTCCGTGGTAAAGATATTACTGGTAAGGGTTCTAATCTTGTTGAACGCTCTGTTAAGAAGAAGGTTCAGGTTGGTAACGTAATGATTGATACTGACTTCGTTGAAGCAGTTACTGATGTAAAGTGGGACGTTGAAATCGCTCAGCCAAATGGTAAGGAACTTATTGAAGGTCTTACCCAGGATGTTATTAACGATGACCTCGGTCGTGCTAATACCGCATTCGTTGGTGAAGGTTTCGGACCACTCACAAAGGCTAACTCCTTCTTGTCTAGTATCTCTACCGAGAAGAAATTTGGCTTCGTAGACCCAATGATTGATTCTATTATGGCTTCTTGGGGACGTTCTTTCACTCCAGTTGAAGGTGTAGCTCCAATTGATGCTAAGGGTGAACTTACAAGAGTTGGTAATACCGATTATCGTTTCCAGCAATTCTTGCCATCCTTTGAAATCTCTGAAGATTTGGCTGGTGAACTTGCATCTGCTACAGTTTCTAGTTATACAGCTGACCAGACAATCGCTGCTTCTGCTATTAATGGTAATGCTGAAGATACTGATACCGCAGTCGTAGACCTTATTGTTCTTTCTGGTGTTAATAAAGATATCCCAGTTGGTACTCCATTGTTCATCCAGGATGTAATGGCTACTAACTTCAATGGTAATAAGACCTCTAGTCCAAAGGCCTTCATCGTTGTTGCTCAGAAACAGGCCGGTCAGGTCTATGTTCGTTCTGTTGACTTCAAGGGTCAGGGAACAAAGGAAGCTATCTTCAAGGATGGTTCACTCGTAACTGCTGCTGGCCTTGTTGGTAAGAAGTTGGTTAATCCAATCTCTGAAGGACTCTATTACACTGGTCTCGTTCGTCTTGACGGTGCTATGGAATTTGATACCCTCAAGAAACAGGATTGGTCTAATGCTGAATTGACCTCTAGTGGTTTGGAAGGCATTACCGTTCACTGTGCTCGTGCTGTAGACGTAGAAGCTGGTACTAACAAGACCCGTTGGTGCGTTGCTGCTCTCGCCGGTATTGTTGAACCACGTGCCGTATCTTATGTCTGTATTAAGGATTCTACTCCAAACAAAGTTACTCTTTAATCACATAACATAAAGAACAAACAATAAAGGGTGCCATAGGGGCACCCTTTCTTTATATTCTTATAATTGGATTATCAAACACAGCTCTATATTTGTCTAAGTTATTCTCAAGCCATCGTTTATTTAAGTATTCATACTGATAATCAATTATTTCATCATAATGTTCATTACATCTGTCTACAGCATATTGTATCTGTTTAGCTGTTGCTCTAATTGGAATCTTCTGTAATTCGTGAGCATAATGATATGGACTATTCTCAAAGTCACTAACAAGACAAACTCTTCCAACAGCACAACTTTCTAGATATTTCAAATCACTCTTACAACAGTTAAAGTTATTCTCAGCTAATGGTGCTATAATATACTTACATCTAGAAGCAATTATATAGAAATTATGAGCATAACTAATCATATCTGTCCAATTATATAATACAGATGGCTTTATAAACCAAGGTGATACTCCCATAATATGAATATCTTTATCCTTTAAGAATTTATCCCATTCACTTGTGAAATCTCCATAACAGTGATTTACATTACTAAAGTGTGTTGGACTACCTGCATATAAGAATGTTTCAGTATGTGGTTTAGCTAATCTAGGAAAGTTCCATTTAAATCTGGGTAAACAATTAGGAATAACAACTATCTTATGACCATCTACATAATCCTTTAAACTATCCTTTAGACTTTCAGTTGTACAAGTTACTACATCAGCTAAGTCATTTAAATGAGCTTTCATTGATTCTCTATTATCTTTCCAAGGTACATTTGTAAAGTTATAACTTGGTAACTCATCCCATACATTATCATCATAGTCAATTATAAACTTACAATTTGGATTAAATTCTCTGGATTTAGCTTTAATCTTCAATAGTGAGTCCATAACTTTAGCACCGGCTACTCTCTGTGTAAAGACACAATCGTCTGCTGTTACCCTATATGTTCCAGGTGGATTAATAGTTACTTTATAATCACCATATAATAAATCAGCTACATTCTTAATTCTATAATGTCCACAGGCCAGATTATCCATCGGTACTACATTTATAGAAATCTTATTATCTTTCATTTACAACTCCTTTATCAATATTAACGCTCTTTATTTGATGTCCTTGTACTTCGTCTCTATATTCTTTATAACATTCCCACAGATGAGTTTGTAATTGTTTCTCTCTATTAGTTTCAACCTTCAATTCTGTATAATAATGTATGAAAGCATTATAAGTACATCTATAAGCAAAGGAATATATGGAACTACCTCTATCATTATCAAACTTTGGTATAGCTGTTAATAACTCAAATATTGCTCTATCAAATAGTTCTTCCTTCTCACATTTGGGTTTATTCTTAAATTTAGGATTCTCTAAGACAATGTAGATTATTGTATAAAGATATACAGCATATCTATCATTCTCTTCTTCTGTTAATCGGTGATTATTTCTCAATTTACCAGCTAATTCCGTGAAATCATTTAAATCTAAATCATAGTATTTACAATAATCTGGTGAGTTATGGTCGGCTTTACAATTTCTTGGTCTACCTGGATTACTCCATCTTTCTAATTTATAACTCATATTTACCTCTATTCTTATATATGTATAACTAATTATTGTTTATATTAAACACCATACAGCTATGCTTAGGAGATAAGAATTATATGGTAAATTCAAATGATGTAGTAAAGTTGGGCTATTTACTAGACCCTTGCTTTCAATTTCAGAATACAGCTGGTAAACCATTAACCGAAGGTTATATTGAAGTTTATATTGCTGGTACAAGAGACAAATATTATTGTGCTTCCGACTTTGACGGAACTCTTCACCCATTCCAAATTCCCCTTGACTCATTAGGTGCTAATATTGTATTAGCTAACCCAGAACAAGCTTATGACGTTTATGTCTATAATAAGTTTGGTTCTCTTCAAATGAGTAGATATAATGTATCACCTGGTAATGCTGGTGGTGCAGTTTCTAGTAATATTAATATTACCTCTAGTGATAATACAATAAATGTTACACATTCAGGTAATAATTATGATTTGTCTATCCAAGACACTATTGATAGAATTGATAATCTAGAGAATCTTGTTTCTGGTATTACTGGTGATACAGATTATGTAATTTCTACTGGTTCTGGTGATAATGGTAACTTTGTATTAACCAATAAAGATTATAAAGGTATTCAATATCTTCAAGATATGTCTGGTTGGAGATTGAAACCAGGTCATATTTATCAATTAAACTTTAATTCTAAATTTACTTTAGATGATAATGTTAATACTAATGTAGAAGGTAAATTGTATCTTGATGGTGATATGAGTTTCTCTCAAGATTGGGCTTATACTCTTGATGACTCATTTGAACATATTAAACATATTAATGGTTCAACAGTTATTGCTGTTCCATCTTCATTACAGTATTATGATTTAAAGCTTAAATACACTTTCAATAGTCAAGTTGATTGCCAAGTTGATTTAGAGAATATTTCACTAGTTGATATTACTTCTATTGTTCTTAATGGTGGTAGTAACGAATATCAAGCCGGTGATGGTATTAATATCAATAACGATTATATCTCTGTTGATATGGATTATATCAATAGTCAGATTGATATTGATAGTAAATTAAGTTCGGCTGTTAATATTGCTAATGAATATACAGATAATTCTATTGAAGAAGTTGTAGCTCTAGTTAGTGGTGTAACTGGTGAATTACAGCAAGTTAATTCTGACTGGAATGCTACAAGTGGTGTAGCAGAAATTCTCAATAAACCTGATTTAAGTGTTTATGCGACCCATCAAGAAGTTATTAATTCTGTTTCCGCCGTTTCTTCTGTTCTTGAACAAGAAATTCAAGATATTCCTGAACAAGTTCAGAGTGATTGGGCACAGACAAATAGTAATGCTGTTGATTATATTAAGAATAAACCAGAAACAGAAGCTATAACACTTTGTCCTATTATAGCTGGTGAGAATATTACAATTACTGCAAGTGGTGATAGTGCTGTTATTTCTTCTGTTGGAGGTTCTAGTGGTACATCTTATACAGCTGGTACTGGAATTGATATTACTGACAATACAATTTCTGTTGATAATACAGTCGCTATGAAGACTGATATTAATGATATGGCTACAAAGACTTGGGTTGAACAACAAGGTTATTTAACTTCTATTCCAAGTAATTATGCTACTGATACAGAAGTTGCTAATGCTATTGCTTCAGCTGTTAGTGCTATTCCTCCACAAGTTCAAAGTGATTGGACCGAAGATGATACTAGTGACCCATCTTACATTCAGAATAAACCAGAAACAGAACCAGTTGAATTTACAGATCTTGTAGCTGGTAATAATATTACTATTACAGCATCCGGTGACAGTGCTGTAATTTCAGCCGATGTTGATTTAACCAATTATGCTACACATAATGAAGTATATTCTGCAACTTCTTCCGCTATTAATAGTGCTAATTCATACACTGATACTGCTATCTCTAATATAGACTTAACACCAGCTGTTGAAATTGTTTCTCCAAATAATTCAATTTCTGTATCTTCTGTAACAGATAGTGTTAATAATACAAAGACCTTCTATATTGATACTAATAATCCTGGTACAAATTATTGGATTGGTGAAGCTAATCTATCTTTGAGTGACCAAAGTTCTCAAGGTCAAGTTGGTTATTATAAAGATGTATTTGATTATACTACAAGACTTAATGGTAATCTTGACGCTACCAAGTTAAAGAAAGGTTTATATCTCTTAACTGCTAATGTAACGATTGTTGCTGATGAAGTTAACAATGACTTGGCAGAAATTCAAATTCATAGTAATAGTTCATCTGCTATTTCATATACAAGTTCTGTATTCCAGCACGATTGTTCTGTTGCTGATACTCTTGGTGAACCACTTGATGAAAGCCATCAGATTGCTACTATTGTTAGAGTTGTATATGATGATACTCCAATGAGTTTAATTGCTCGTATGGATGCTCCAACAACTATTACTAATGAACTTCATTTGTGGTTCAGTGATATTGGATTATATGAACTTAATGGAACATCTATTGGTGGTGGTGGTTCTTCTCCAAGTGCTAGTGGTTCTTATGAAGCCGGTTGGGGTGTAGTAATTAATGGAAATGTAATTTCTGTTAATCCAAATATTATACCAGATGTTAGTAATTTGGCTTCAACTACCTATGTTGATAATAGAATTGCTTCAGCTATTAATATAGTTGAAGGTCAAATCCCAGATGTATCAGATATGGCTACTGAAACTTGGGTTAATAACCAAGGTTTCTTAAAGTCACAAGTTCAATCTGATTGGACAGAATATAATTCATCTGACCCAGCATATATTAAGAATAAACCAAATGAAGCTAATTTGGTTGCTGGTAATAACATTACTATTACGGCAAGTGGTAATAATATTGTAATTTCATCTACAGCTTCGGCTTCTAGTGGTGTTACATACAGTGCAGGAACTGGAATTGATATTACAAACGATGTAATCAGTGTAGATAATACAGTTGCTCTAAAGACAGATATTCCAGATACTAGTGATATGGCAACTAAGACTTGGGTTGGACAGCAAGGATATCTAACATCTATTCCATCAACTTATGCTACTGATTCGGAAGTTAGTGCAGCCATTGCTACAGCTATTGCTTCTGTTCCTGCTCAAGTTCAATCTAACTGGACTGAAAGTGCTTCAGCTTCTCCTGCTTATATTCAGAACAAACCTACAGAAGTTTCTGTAGATTTCTGTCCTATTATAGCTGGTTCTAATATCACTATTAGTGCTTCAGGTGATAGTGCAGTCATTAGTTCTACTGGTGGTGGAGGTGGTTCTACCTATACAGCCGGTACCGGTATTGATATTACTAACGATGTAATAAGTGTAGATAATACTGTTGCTCTAAAGGTTGATATTCCTTCTGTAACTGGGTATGCCACGGAAGCCGAACTTGCTGCTGTTACTGCAACCATTCCAGCTGATAATGTTAGGAAGATTAACTTTACACCTTACACACAACTTTACCGCCCACAAATTGAAGCTTGGTTAAATAACAATATGTTTGTATATTTGAACATATTGTCAAGAAATAAACCAAGTTCACCTGAAATGATTAATTATATATTTGGTACCGGTGGTGGAAATCTTGTATTAAATAACTTAACAAGTGACTTTGTAACATTCACTGGTATATGCCGTAGCACTCTTACTAACAAAGACTACACTGTTGACTTTACTTATAATTTCTATTCTAATAGTTGGTCATATTCTTGTGATAAAGTAATTACATGGACAAATGATATTTCTAACTTGGCTTCTAAATCTTATGTTGATGAAGCAATAGCTGATATTGATATTCCTGTAAGTGGAGCTAGTGGTATTAAAGTTGAAGACAGTGTTGTAGCACTTGATAATCCAGTTGGACTTGTAGCTGGCGAGAACATTACTATTACTGTATCTGGAGATAGTGCTATCATTGCTGGTCAAGCCGGTGGTTCTACTTATAGTGCTGGAACAGGTATTGATATTACAAATAATACAATATCTGTTGATAACACAATAGCTACTAAGAGTGAAATTCCTACTTTACCAGATGAAGAAGAAGTAGAATTTGAAGAATTGGATTTAAGTAACTATGCTTTGGCTAGTGCTATTCCTGATGTTTCTAACTTGGCAACTAAGAGTGAAGTTCAAACTGTTAGTGCAGCAATTCCAGATACAACCGGTATGGTTACATATAGTGGTAATACAGCTATTAATCATATTCAACTTGTATCAGCATTACCAGCTTCACCAGACGCTAATACACTTTATTTAATTCCAGAGGTTTAATATGCCAACAATTTATACAGTTAATAACAAAGTATTAAAGAATAGTGACAATGATAAGTGGCTCATTAAGAAAGAAACACCTATTGACCCATATAATCCGTTGGGTTTGCCAGCTAATACGGTGAGAGTAAGAACAAGTGATGGTGAACCACCTATTAAAGTTTCTGGAAGTTATCCAACTTCTTATGAAACTGCAACCCTTGTAACTGGAACTACAGATGTGTATGATGTGTATAAGAGCGGTACTGACTTCACTCAATTTCTTAGAGAATCTACAAATGTAGTAGAAGTATTGGGAGCTAATACAACTGGAATAACAAATATGTATATGATGTTTAGAGGTTGTCCTATAACATCTGTACCATTATTTGATACTTCTAGTGTAACAAATATGTACGCTATGTTTACTGGATGTACTTCATTAGTTACTGTTCCTTTATTTAACACATCTAATGTGACTAATATTAACTATATGTTCGGAAATTGTACTTCATTAACCACAGTTCCGTTATTTGATACTTCTAATTTAAAGATTATGAGTTATGCTTTCACTGGTTGTAGTTCACTTACCACAATACCCTTATTTAATACAAGTAAAGTAACACATACTCCTGAAATGTTCAAAGATTGTGTGAATGTTCAATCTGGAGCTTTAGCATTCTATCAACAATTGAGTTCACAAGCAAATCCACCAACTTCTCACGGTCGTACATTTCAGAATTGTGGTTCCAACACTACTACTGGAGCAGCAGAATTAGCACAAATTCCAAGTGATTGGGGTGGTACAGGAGCATAATATGAGTAACATTGGTTCTTCAAAGATAGCAGAAATGTACATCGGGAATACCAAGATAGCACAAGCCTATCTTGGTTCTTCCCTTGTTTATCAAATTTCACAACCTCAACCTGCGGCTGACTATGATTCTTATGTTATTCATTTAACTTGGCTTGATAGGGGTTCTTTCAATATGGGTGGCTTAAAGATAAATGGTGTTCAAGCAACTACTTCACAAGTTACTTCTATAAAGTACTATGACTCTGGTTGGAATGAAATTAGTTCTAACGACAAAGATTCTGCTATAGATTGGAATAATGACAATGGTAAAGCTTTCTATGGTACAGCTATTGATATAAACTTCACAACAGATAATTCACCTTCTACGGTTCAAGTTAAGACCGGTACTTGGTGGGGTGGTGATGTTGATGAAGTCACGATGCACGTTGCTGGAATTAAAGATGGCGTAGAAACTGATTTGGGTTATACTTCAGAAGATGCTGATAGAAATATAATTTATACTGTAAATATTTAAGGAGTAATTTATGAATATTAGACCTTTAATTGTTGTAAGAAGTATTGTTCCACCTGAACCAGGTCCAATTTGGCCTCCAACAGGATCTTATGCTCTATGTGCTAGATTATATACAGATTCAAATATTGACCATATAACTGTTAATACTGTGTCTTGGAATTATGACTCTGGTTCTTCTATGACTTATTCTGATTCTAATTGTACTCAAGCTTTATCTGATCTTTCCTCTTGGAATGACTATTCTGCTAATACAGTTCTTTCTACTATTGGTCAGAGTCAATATGGTACTTATGTTGATATATTTACCAACAATTCAAGTATGACACCGACTAATTTCTGTTTAATTCTTGCTAATGATAGAGTTCAAACTGTTACTGATAATAGTTGGAGAGTAACTAGAGTAGAAGTATATAAACCTGGTTCAGGAACAATTTATAAGAATAATGATTCTCCTTCTAAAGGACAATGGTTTAGAGGTAGAACTGGATGGAGTGTTAAATGAGTGATTTAGTAATATCAAATCTTACAATAAATGGTAGACCAATAGGTATATTTGAAGGTTCTCCTGAACCACCAGAACCACCTACACCATCATTTCCATCTGATATGGACTTTGTGTATTTGGCTAATGACTTTGATGGGACTCAAATTCCTAATAAAGCCACTGGTACAAATGCTTTCGGTCCATATTTACAAATGGGTTCATTAACAAAGAATGGTAGTGGTTCAGATTGTTATCTTTCTAATGGATTATCTTCAAGTAATTATCTTTATTACAATTTAACTACAGCTCAAAGAGATTCTATGTATGGTAATAATGATAATACTTATACTTTCTTTATAAGAGTATATAATAGAAGTAACAATAATGTTGGTGGTATATTCTCTTGGAGAGCTAATGGTGGTGGATATCAATATATGATACGTTCTAGCGGTCAATATCTTCAATTACATACATCTGGTGGTGCTAATACAAACTTCTCATTAGACGCAGACCAAATTTATAAGGTATATGTTAATGGTAGTACACTTAGAGCTGTTAAATTAAGTACAGGTGAAATATCAAGTGTATCTATTACTACTAAATCTATGGGTACAAGAATGACTTCATTCTGGGCTGGTTATGGTGGTGAAGCATATCTTGATAGAATTTATGCTTTAGCTGGTATTCCTAGAGCAACCACAGCAGAAGAAGATGAACAAATAAAGAATTATTTGTTATCACAAGGAGTATAATTATTATTCAAAGAGGTTTAGAAATGGGAAAGATTTATACATTTAATAATAAGATTATAACAATCAATAACAAATGGTGTGAAGAATATGTGGAACCTACACCAGTAGACCCTTTAAATCCACTTGGACTTCCTGCTAATACAGTTAGAGTTCGTACAAGTGATGGAAATGCACCAATTAAGACAGAATATACTACATACGAAACTGCAACCCTAGTACCAGGTACATCAGATGTATATGATGTGTATAAGAGTGGTACAAGTTTCTCATCCTTGTTTAAGTATTCAACCAATATTGTAGAAGTTCTAGGGGCAAATACATCTAATGTTACAAGTATGAGTGTTATGTTCTATGACTGTGTTTCACTAACCACTGTATCATTATTTGATACATCTAATGTTACAAGTATTAGTGAAATGTTTGCTCATTGTACTTCAATATCCACAATACCATTATTTGATACTTCTAATGTTACAAATATGAAGAATATGTTTGATTCTTCATCATTACAATATGTTCCTTTACTTGATACATCTAAGGTTACTAACACGTATGCTATGTTTGAGAATTGTGTAAATGTAGAGCGTGGTGCTTTAGCATTATATAACCAAATGGGTACACAAGCAAATCCACCATCTAGACACGATAGAACTTTCAGAAATTGTGGTTCTAATACAACATCTGGTGCAGCAGAACTTGCACAAATACCTGACGATTGGAAGTAAGGAGCATAATATGGCAGAAATAATATCACAATTAATCACAACTCTATCACCAACAGCTTTACCATTGGTTGTTGTTATTCTTGGTTGCTTCTATATTTACAGAAAGATTGGTAGAGATAGAGCTGAAACTAAAGAATTAAGAGATAAAGATAGTCTTGAAATTCACGATAAATTGTTAGCTCATGATTTCAAGTTATCTAATCTTGAAGGTATAGTAGACCTCCATCGCTCAAAGTTGGATTCAATAGACCAGCAACTAGGAATTGTAAACCAAGAATTGGTGAAATTGAATGTTCAAGTGGAACATTTAGTTAAAGCTCTTGAAACACAGAACAAGATAATGATGGAAATTAACAAATCGGAGAAATAATTTATGTCAGCAATTAATAAAGTACTCTACAATGTAAACCAAGTAAATGATACATCTTCTACCGAGAAGAAACAGGCTCGTAATAATATTGAAGCTTCTCAAGTTAAATATGTAAATGCTGTTGGTGGTACACCAACTGTTACTGTTGGTGATTTAAATGTAGTTCAATATCAAAGTGGTCTTCATTTAAATAATGGTACTGGGAATATTGCTCCATTACCACCTGAAACAGTTCAAGGTCAAACAGGAAAGATATTATCTGTTACTAATGAAGGTATTAAATGGACTGATAACCAACCTGTAAGAGATGTATTCATTGACCAACATATCTATCTTGAAGATGGTAATCTTAATGCTACTAAACTATTATGGCAAGTTCAATTACCACAGAAGAATGGTAAATATCCTACTAAAGTTATTGGTTCTGTAGCAACTAATCCAGCTAATGATGGTGAAATGTTATCTATTCTTCCTATGGTAGAAAGTATTTACGATTATACTTATGAAGTTGAAACATCACCTGGTGTAACTGGAACTGTTTCGGCTACAAATTATAAACCATTTGATAGTGGTTCTAATGTTAATTATCAGCATTTATTGGCATTGACTGATACATCCACATCTACTCCAGATGTTGGTCAATATGAGAATGTTTGTCCATTCCAATTTAAAGATGCTTCTCAACATCCTGGTAGAGACCTTAAATATATTGCAATTAAGGGTTCAAATGCTTGTCCAAATTATAACTTACATAATGTTCAAATTACTTGTTTCTATGAACAAGGTGAGGAACAGTAAATGGATGTATTTAAATATAATGGTAGTATAATTACTGATATGGATGGTAATTGGTTGAGTCATACACCAATACCTCCTGTAGACCCATATAATCCTCTTCATTTACCACCAAATACTATGAGAGTTAGAACAAGCGATGGTAATCCACCAATAAAGGGATATGAACAGTACAATTATGAGACAGCTACCCTAGTTAGTGGTACAACTGATGTATATGATTTGTACAAGAGTGGAACCGACTTTGGTCTATTACTATTTAAGAGTTATAATGTTATAGAAGTTCTAGGAGCAAATACAACTGGTATTACTAGCACGAGCAATATGTTTGATGATTGTCAATCACTCACATCTGTAGCTTTATTTGATACTTCTAATGTGACTGATATGCACGGTATGTTCTACAATACATCAATCACAACTGTTCCTTTATTTGATACTTCAAAGGTTACTTATACAGCTAATATGTTCTTAGGTTGTGAATCACTTACAACGGTTCCTTTATTAGATATTTCAAAGGTTAATGCTATGCATGATATGTTCAGAGGTTGTACTTCATTAACATCTATTCCTTTATTTGATACTTCTAGTGCTACTAATATGAACACTATGTTCTTGGGGTGTACTAAAGTAGAATCTGGAGCACTTGCTCTTTACCTTAGAGCAAGTTCACAACCTAATATACCTTACCACTATGATACATTCGGCATGTGTGGTAGAGATACAATTACTGGTGCTGCGGAACTAGCTCAAATACCAAGTGATTGGGGCGGTACAGGAGCATAATATGATAATTAAATATAACAATCTAATAATGAAGTATGATGATAAATGGTTGAACTCAGATGTAACACCAACTCCTCCTTCACCATTTGAAGAAGTAACTATTGGAACCCAAACTTGGATGAAGACTAATTTAGCAATAGATGATGGTTTAGGTGGAATTTATATTAATGATAATGTAACCGCCAATGGTTCTGACTTTGGTACTCAATATTACTATAATTGGTGGGCAGCCAACAGAGTAGCAGAAAGCATAGAAGGTTGGCATCTTCCTAGCAAAGCCGAATGGACTACTTTAATTAATTATGTGGGTAATTCTACAGCATCTTCTAAATTAAAGTCTACTTACGGTTGGTATACTTCCTACGGATATTATCCTGGTAATGGTACTGATGATTATGGATTCTGTATATTACCTGTAGGTGTTAAACATAATAACGAAGAACCTTTAGCCGGAAGTGACTATTCACGGTTTCGGAAATGTTGCCTGGTATTGGGTATTGCCGGATAATCCTGAGCCCGATAATTATTTGGTACTTAGGTTTGAGTATGATAATGACGGTAGTCCTCATTGGGTTACTGGTGATTCCTGGGGTGAAATGGGTCACTCTGTTCGTTTAATCAAGGACACATAACAATGACAGATAGTTGTGATAATTGTAATAAAGAATGCCCTCATATTGAACAGTGTATGTTCGGTGAGGGTGTTCCTTTCCAAAGATTGAGGAGAATTACTGGCTACTTAGTTGGTGATATTTCTCGTTGGAATGATGGTAAGTTAGCTGAATTAAAGGATAGGTGTAAGCATGAAGTTAATCAAGAGAAACAATCAATTATATCTAAATGATGTTAAACTTTGTGATACTTTAGACCCTGGAATATTAGAACCTGGTACATATAAACTTGAAATTAATTATAGTAATAGATTTAAGAAACAGTTACCATTAATTTATAATGATGACTTTCCACCATCTAGAGGCTTTCGTATTCATCAAGGTAATTTCTGGGCTGATACCAATGGTTGTATATTAGTTGGTAGACTGGTAGCTGATGGTGTCTTAGCAGATAGTTTAAAGACTCTAGATTATGTTATGACTTTAATTAAACTTAATAAAGTGGAGGTATTAGAAATTGAAGATAATTAATTATTCTAATATTTGTAATGCTGATAAAGTCAATGGTTTATATGTTCTTAAACATAAAGTTTATATAGACTTTGAATATAATAATTCTATCTTTAGAATAACTGTTGATGAAGGAGCTATGACTGATGGTTTATCGGTACCAAAGATATTTCAATGGTATTTACCAGCTTGGAATGATAAGAATCCACTTTATAATATTGCCGGAATTTGCCACGATGGTGCCTATGGTAGTGAATTATTATCTAAAGATTTAGCTGATGAATTATTCTATCAAGGTTTATTGAAAGCTGGTATTTCTAAATCTAAAGCATCTGTTGCCAAATGGGCTGTTGAACATCTAGCGGGCTTACATTATGGTAAGAATAATGATGATTATGGTATTAGTCCATACGTTCATTTAGAAGCCTTATAAAGCGAAAGGACCCGAGCCTCACATAGGTCAACGGGTCCTTTCTTTATAGGAGAATAATACATTGAAATGAAGTTAACAAATAGGTATGCGTTCTATTTGCTAACACTTTATTTATAACACTCTAACTTCCATACCTTAACTTTACCAGTATTTCTATCTTCTACTCTAACTTCAGGACAGAAACATAATGTAGCCGAGACAACTAGGTTACAATGTTTATTACCTTTATTTCTTTCACAACATTTCTTATAGGTGTTGTAGATATTATTTAATTCAGCAATTGATTTAACGTATTTAATTTCCATACTAATATTTATAACAGCGGCAGGCCAGCGCGTGGACCAGCAGCGAAATTTCTTTATAAGAATTAATTACTCCACACTTATAAAGAATATATGAACTCCCATTAATTTACAGACAGTTCATAACTCATTGGTAAAGGAACTTATCTGGTGAACGAAGTGAACCAGATATCCAATACTATTGTAAGGAAGAATTACTATCACAAGGAGTAATAGAATGAAATGATTTATCTGCTACGCAGATATCAGCGAAGCTGATTACAAATTCTAAGTTAACTATCAAAGGAGTAAAGATTGATTTAAGGAATATTACAATTAGCAAGCATAGCTTGCATCAGCGAAGCTGATTTGTAATCTATAAGAAATTATTTAAAGGTTTCATTTAAAGACTCTTTGGCTAATGAGCCAAAGAATCTGGTTATAGACTCTTTAAGACTTATAGATGACTTATGAACTAGGTGGTGCGAAATAGTCCAGCTACATTCATCATGCTTTCCACGCCATATATCTGCATCGCTACTGCAGAATCCGCAACGAAGTGCTATGAGATTTCAATATAAGGTTCTCTACTTTGACCATGGGTTTGGAATTACATTTCGGTATACCTTCAATTCGTCTAATGCTCACTCCATTAGATATTGGCCTTTCTCTTGCTTGTACTAACGAGATTGGACTTATGTTTCTTTCTAGTATTAATTACAACTATTTCTCTTCTGTGAAACCATCAATATCAGCGTCAATTTCAATTTCTATATTATGTATAATAATTAGATTTATAAATTTGATATTTCTGTGTATTTCCCATTGTTTGCTAAATGTATAGCGACAGTAAACAATCACATTGAAATCCACTATCATTATTTATGTATAACAAATATAGTAATTAATTTCAATTTGTCAATGGTATTTCTAAATTATTTGTTTCAATTAGAACTGGATTTAATGCCAAATAGTGATATGGTCATAATTGCACGCTATACACGCTAGGAACAGCCATTTGCTATGGTAGTATATCCATATTAGTATTGTAGAACGTGTTCTAGACGTCAAATGGCGTGTATTTAATGGCATATAGTAATGGCTACCACCCAATGTGGATAGTAGCCAATTCCATTAGAAATCACTATCAATTTCACGTAATTTATGGTCAATCAACCATTGTTTGTATTGGTTATTGATGTATGGTATTATGATTTCATCCATATATTGACACCATTTATCATTGTATTTGTGGTGTGTATTATGTGCCAAACATCTAGAGAAATGGTCACCATATTGTTGTATATCATTATACAAATTCTCTATGGTTTCATCATTATGTTCCAAATACCATTCAATGTAATTGGTTATATCATTGGTATTATATTTGTATTTCATTGTTTATTCTCCTGTTTATAATGTAACAATTAAATATAGTATATTTATAGTAATTGTCAATGGTATGTCCAAATTATTTGTTGAAATTTGAACCGGGTGAATTTGGATGTTTCATAATGAAACACCA